AGAACGGTCGACGAATGGGCACGATTCTACGGAATACTCCCAAGCCACATTTATGATCGACTGCGATGCGGAATGAGCGTTGAGCAGGCGGTAACAACTCCAGTTGGCAAGCCCGGCGTGAGGATTAGGAACAACGAAAAAAGGAGGCTGGCAAATGCTCAATGAAATTATCGCAACAGCTCTACTGATCGTCTTGGCTTGGTTTGCAGCAGGGTCAGTTGAGCTGACGGAAGAACGGACAGAGCGGCGACGGGTGCAAAAGCAGATCCGTGAGAAGTACGGAAGGACGTATTGAACCACAGCGACTCGTCAGAAAGGTCGCACATGTAAGGACGTCGATGCTGTGGCAGGGCGTCCGAAATCACTAACCGGCGAGAGCAAGGGCTCACCGGATTTATCTGACTGTGCGGCGTGGTGGGACACGCGGGGATGTTGCGGAACGGCATTCTTTGGCCTTGGTTCGAATCCAACACAGTCATTCAGCGGCAACGTGTCGCTGTCCCAAACGCCAATTTAGGAAAACAGAAAATGATTACATTCACGCTTGAAACTATTAGTCCGCATGTGGCTAAGCAGTATTTAGAACGAAACCATAAGAACAGATCGCTTACCAAGGAGCGTGTTAACGCATTATCGAGAGACATTCAGTCAGACGCTTTTATGGTTACGCATCAGTGCATCGCGTTTAATGCTAACGGCGATTTAATTGACGGGCAGCATAGACTGTCGGCCGTGGTAGCTACAGGAAAATCGGTGCAGATGTATGTGGCAAGATATGAGCGAACAGAGACGGCGATGGCCTTGCCATTTGATAATGGATTGACCCGCAAGCATTATGACATTCTAGACATTACTCGGAAGCAGACTGAACTTGCGTCTGCGGTGCTGAGAATCAAAGGCCGAGCAAACACTTTCACATCTGCGGATATACAGGCGTGCGTCGACCATCACGAGTCGCAGTTTAAGACTGTTCTGGAATGTTCATCGAACACGGCCAAGCACAGGTCGTCTGCTGGTGCAAAGGCGGCCATCGCGTTACTGATAAAAAAGAACCCACAAGCTGCGGATGAAATCATCCAGCAGTATGTGAAGTTTCTAAACTTCGATTTGGATGGTATGTGGCCGAGCGTTGCGGCGTGTGTTCGCGCATTGGAAAACATTAGGGCATCTGGCGGATCGACAATGCAAAAAATGGTTGCTTCGAGAGTGTGGTATGCGTTTCAACCTGAAAACAAGCATCTAAAGCTTATCAGAATACTAGATGAAAACGCACTGATAACAGAGATGCAAGCGTTTTGCTGAATCGGAACGGGCAGATCGTTTCTGTCCGGCCCGCTGTCAACGGCGGCGGGCGAATCTCCCTCAGAGCCTGCTGCATTGAAAACTGATTTTCAACGGCTGGCCCCCGCAAGCCAATGAAGGCCAGCAGGCTCTGAATTTGTACTCCTGCGAACAGTCACCAGGGTTCGACGTTCTTAGCAGTCACGTCGAGACTGTTCGCAGGTTTTCACTCACTGAAAGGACTTCAAATGCTAGTGCTTCGGCGTGCTGTTTCGGAAGAAATCATTATCACGGTCGGTGAAGAAACGATTGTCGTAAAGCTGGTTGACACTATTGGAACGAACCACGCACGGCTCGGCTTCACAGCATCGAAAAACGTGCGGATTGATCGCAAGGAAATTCACGACGCGATTCAGGAAACGGGCTTCAATCCGGAGGCGTTTCCAATCGCTCCAATTGCGCCAGTGATTCGAATCGGAGATCGACTTCCCGGCGAACTGATGCGGAGAAAAGTGTAATGACACGACGCAAGAAAGCCGGGAAGAAATCAAACAGGCTACACGCTCCAGTCGATCGCAAGCCAATGACGCGAGATCCATCATTGGAAGAGATTTGGGGCACTGAAACAACGATCGGGCTGGCGGAAATGATCCGCATGGAACGGCCTGACTTGCCACAGAACAAAGGGCTGCATCGGCCTTCGCAGATTCGGCAGTGTTCGACGCGGATGTTGCCAGGTGGTAGGGGCGTATTGAGGGGGCAGGGATGAGAGAGTTCACGGTGCATCACGAGCCAGTCGGACAGCCACGACATCGCATATCGACACACGGAAAACATGCCCGCATGTACCTGCCAACAAAGCATCCGGTTCACGCATTTAAGCGAGCGATACAGGCTGAATTCGGCAAGCGGTTGCCATTCCATGAGGCCGTTGAAGTGGTCGTCAACGCATGGTTTCCACGACCAAAGTCAAAAACATGGAAGACGCGACCAATGCCATCTTATCGACATATCAAAAAGCCGGATGCTGACAACGTGCTGAAGGCCGTGCTTGATGCGTTGAACGGGCTGGCGTGGGTTGACGACGCGCAGGTGTTTTCAGCGACCGTAAGAAAATTTGTGTGCAGTGGTGAGTGTGTTCCAAGGTGTGAAATTGTGATCAGAGGAGTGAGTGAATGAAAATCTTGAAAGGTAAACAGGGCGGACCACGTCGCGTCCTGTTTCATGGGACGAACTTTATCGGAAAGACAACGTTTGCTTCGCAGGCATTCGGCGGGGCACTGTTGGCGAATCTCGAAGACGATCGAGACGTTGACATGGACAAGACGCCCCCGATTCGAACGTGGGATGAGTGGCAGGAATTTTGGTTGCATTGCGACACGACGGCGGCAAAAGGTGAATTCCCTTATCGCTGGATTGCCATCGACACAATCGACGCTTTGCAGCGGATCATTGAAAAGCAGATCTGCAAAGAAAAAAACGTCGAATCGATGGCAGACGATAAATTTAGCTATGGCAAGGGCAACAAGTTTATTGAGGCCATGTGGGACAAGATCAAGTTTCAACTGGATTGGCTGCACACCGAACGCGGGCTGGGAATCATCCTGCTGGCACACAGCGAAGCGGTAAAGATTACTCCGCCAGATGCGCCATCCTACGAACGCTGGGAACCGTCTGTCTGTGAGTTCGCTCGTGATCTTCTTTGCGATTGGTGCCAGGAAGTTTTCTTTGGATCGTTCCGAACTTACGCAGTCAAAGAAGACACCGGATTTAATCGCACTCGAAACATCGCGGCGGGTGGCAGCGAGCGTTTTGTCAGGACGCAGCCAACGGCGGGAGTCCGTGCCAAGAACCGTTTGAACATGCCGGAAGAAATGGTTGAGTTTTCGTTCGAGAAGTATGCAGAGTTTTTTGTCCCGAGTGAAGTTTTGAAAGGTAATTGAGATGGCTGATTTAGGTGGTTACGACGCATCGCAAGTGAAGGACAGCGAGTTTGAGGCTTTGCCTGCGGGCGAGTATCGGGCTGTCATGACTGAGAGCGAACGCAAGAAAACGAAGGACGGGGCGAGCGAGCTGCTGCAGGTCAAACTGCAGATCGTCGACGGGCCGTTTAAGAATCGGACGGTGATTGATCGGTTCAACCTTTGGAACAAGAATCCAGAGGCTACGACGATCGCTCAGCAGCAGTTCAAAAAGGTTTGCGAGGCGCTGAACATTCCGAAGCCTCCGGACTCTTCGGCCCTGCACATGAAACCGCTGATGATCAAGCTGGCCGTGAAGGAATACAACGGCACGAATCAGAACGAGGTGAAGGGATACAAAGCCTGCCTTCCTACGTCGTCATCTGCTCCCGCGGAAAAGACAGCAACCGCTGGCAAGCCTGCTGGCTGGTAGTCTCAACAACATAGGCGCGGGGCAACCTCCGCGCCTTTTTTATCGACGGAGGGAATGCAGATGGGCAGAACAACGATTGACCACAGCGGGATTTACGAACAGGAGGAACAAGTGCAAACACAAGAACTTACGATGACAGACAGGGCCGTTCAGGAGCTGTCGACATTTAATGCGATGATTGAACAGGTTTTGCCCTATGGTCTTTTGACCGTGGCAGAGGCCGGAATCGGACAGGTTGAAGAGGCTCACAAGTTCGTCAAGAAGCTGAACGCGAACATTGAGAAGAAGCGAAAAGAACTCAAGGCCGACGCTTTGGAATACGGGCGGACGGTCGACAGCATTGCGAAACAGTTGACTGAAAAAGTCGACGGAGTCGAAGCAAAATTGAAGGCCGAACGCGACGCCTTTGATGCTGTCGAGAAAGCCGAGAAGGCTGCAAAGGAAGCTGAGAAAGTCGCGAAGAAGCAAAGCCGCATTAACGACATGGTGGCTGAAAGAATTCCTCTGGATTGGGTCGCTGTAGAGTTGCCCGACGATGAATGGATGTGGTGGTTCTCAAAGGCAAAGAAAGCCGCTGCGGAGCGGGCCGCTGTCATTGCTGAGGAGAAACGCATCGCTGAAGAGTTTGAGGCGAAGCAACGCAAGGAACGCGAAGAACTGGCTGCGAAGATGGCAGCTGAAGAAGCAGCAAAGCTAAAGACGCAAAACCGTATTGCAAGAATGGAAGCACTTGGCGTTGCGATTGGATCTGTTGAACGTGTCGGCCAGTTGACCGATGAGCAGTTTGAGCATGATTACCGAATCGCAAAGAAGGCTGTAGACGATCGCAGGGCAGGGGAAGAGAAGGAACGAATTCGACAGGCCGAAGAACTCCGCATCCGGGCCGGAGAAATGGAGAAGCAGCGACTGGCTGACGAAGCCGCCTTGGCTGAACAACGCAAGGCGATGGAAGCAGAGAAGGCGGAGTTATTCCGACAGCAGGAAGAACTTCGCAAGGCCGCTGAAGCGAAAGTCAAAGCCGAACGCGAAGCCGAAAAGCTCGCTCGCCTTGAAGCCCTGAAGCCAGAGATTGAGAAGGCTGAAGGCTTCGCCGAGTGCATGATCACGGACGCTCAAGATTCTCTGGTTCGCCTGGGGAATCCTGAGTGGGGGAGTGATGCGATGCACGCTATCCGTAACTGCGGCGCAACCATCATCTCATTGGTGCAATGTCGATGATCGACGCTTACGACAAAAAGACTGGCGACGGCCAATGGCTTCGCCAGTCTATTCAAATCTTACAGGAGGCAATTGAACGTGTTCAGCGAACTAAAAGCCAGATGGCTGAAGAAGACCGGGGAGCCAATGCCAGCGGAGATTCTGCGACTACCGCTCAAAAAGATTTGCAAAGCCGTGATGCTGGTTGAGGCTGGCGTAACGGTTGTGGTTCCGAAAGAACTGACGCCGGTTGTCAGCGATGGCGGCGATTCAATAACAGAATGGGATTCGCACAAGGAGTTTTGAATGCTGTCCCCTAGATGGTATCAGTCACAAGCCAACGAAGCCGTCTGGAAGTATCTCAATGAGAAGTCCGGCAACTGTGTCGCAGTTCTTCCCACCGGAGCAGGAAAGAGCCTCCTGATTGCACTGCTCATTCAGCAGGCTCTTGAATTCGGTGGCCGTGTTGTTGTGTTGGCTCACCGAAAAGAGTTGCTTCAGCAAAACGCTGATGAGATCAGGGGATTGATTCCGGGCGTTGATGTCGGGATCTATTCAGCGGGCCTGAAGTCAAGAGAGATCCACAACGCAGTTGTTGTCGCTGGAATCCAGTCCGTGTTCCGCAAGGCTGAAGATCTCGGCAGGCGGCACCTTGTGATTGTTGATGAGGCTCACCTCATTAGCGATCTCGAAGAATCGATGTACGGTCAGTTTCTGACAGCGATGAAAGCCAATGAGGGGATTCGCTTTGTGGGCTTGACTGCGACTGCATTTCGCACCGGTACCGGTCCAATCTGCGGACCTGACCGACAGTTCCAGCGGATCGTTTTTGAGGCAAAGACCGCTCAGCTAATTGCTGAAGGTTTTCTGTGTCCGATCACAAACAAGCCATCGGACCTGAAGATCGACACTGACAAGGTCGGACTTCGCGGCGGGGAGTTTGTTGAATCAGAAATGCAGGCTGCGTTCGATGTCGACGAAAAAGTTCAGGCCGCTTGTGCGGAGATCATTGAAAAGACACAGGGCAGGCACAGCGTGTTGGTGTTCGCGTCTGGTGTTCACCATGCGGAGCAGATTGCGGAGTTGCTTCCTGACTCTGCTGTCGTCACTGGCGAAACGCTGCCAATCGAACGAGCGGAAACGCTGCGGAGATTTGTCGCGGGTGAATTGAGGTTTCTCGTTAACGTCGATGTTCTCACCACCGGCTTCAACGCCAAGTGCGTCGATGCGATTGCCATTTTGCGAGCGACGATGTCGCCAGGGCTTTTCTGTCAGATGGTTGGCCGCGGGTTGCGTTTGCATGAGTCAAAGCAAAACGCATTGCTTTTAGACTTTGGCGGGAACATCGCTCGGCATGGTTCAATCGATGACGAGAACTTCGGGCGGTCGGAGGGCAAAGGGCGAGCGGGTATCGCTGCTGAAAACGGACGCGGGAAGAAATGCCCGTCCTGCGAGCTGGATGTGTCTCCGGCAACAGTCGTCTGCCCTGAGTGCAATTTCATTTTTCCTCGTGAGCGGGAACTGAAGCACGACACGACAGCGGATGAAAGCAGCCAGTTGACAGGCTCAATGCCACCGGAGGAATGGGAAGTCAAAGACGTTGTCGTTCGGGTCCACACAAAGAAGGATGACGGCGAAGCTCCGCAGACAGTGCGCGTTGATTACGTTTGCACCAAAGAGGGCGAATCCGGAAACCTCGCAACGATCACCATCCCCGAATGGACCTGCCCAGGGCATCAAGGGTTTGCACGCTCGAAGTTTCTGGCGTGGTGGGATGCTCGCTCGCTCTGTGATCCACCGGACAACGCAGCGGATGCGGTGGCCCTGATCAACATGGGCGTCTGTCGGAGGCCGGTCAGGATCACGACGAAGAAGGACGGGCGCTGGCACAGGATCACAGAGTGCTTCTTTGAGTCGGAGAAGCCGACGGAACTGGCACAGCAGGAAGAGACAAAAGTTTTCAGTGGGGTGGATGATGACTGTCCGTTTTGAAAGTTAGGAGTGCGATGATGTTTAGAGATTACAGAACAACAGTAGACGACCTGAGAAAGCAGGTGAAGTCCGTGAAAACTGGACGCGATATGATGCGGAGAATGGGCGTAGATATTGATTCATATGAATCTATTTATGCTGCTGAGATGAAGAATGCTAAAAAATACAAAGACCCATTCTGCAAGATGCGAATGTTCTCCGAACTACTCTGGTATCGATGTCGCCGCCCATTTTTCAACGTGTACCCAGTCATAGAGAAGAAGCTGCTTGAGATAAGCGGAGAGGTAGATATAGGAGAACTGCACCTCCCTTTTTCAACAATAGAGATCAGGACAACATCTAGAACCATGCTTCTCTCCGACGCAGGTAAGCTTTTTGTGTTTACGGTTGAGCTTAAAGGCGGTCGATATCAAGAGTTTTGCATGGTAAAAAAGGGAATTGTGAAGCAGATAGAATCCGCTGACTACACAACCATAAACACAGACTGGCCTAGAAAAGATTCTGGTCCAGGGCTTTCCGATAGCGACCGCAGCGAGTGCGCTACCATCGCTTGTGGCGTGTGTTTATTAGCCAAAGATACTTCTATTGTGATGCCAGTGGTTCTAAACCGTGACCGCAAGGAAGAAATGACCGACGAAGAACTGAAGAGATACAAGGAGAAAGCCATTGAATCAACTGGGAAAACAGGCTTCGAAGTTGGCCGGGAGATGCAGTTAAATCAAAAGTCATGCCACTATAGAAATGGATGTTTTGCAAAATACTATGTGAGCAAAACTCATCAGCAGTTTCCCGACAACTGCGACTTAGAAAAAGCCCCGATAATAAAGTGGCGTAGCGGCGCGGTTGTAAATGCTAGCAACGCTCCGAAAGTCCCGACAGGTTTCAAGGGTAGTGAGTCAGAGTTTAATTAAAGGGATCTGCGAAAATGTACGAACGGATTCCCGAAGAACTTCGAGCCGTCAGTCAGTGGCATTGCTGGAAGAATGTTGACGGAACAAAAATTCCGATTCAGGTTGATGGGTCATCTGCAAAGTCAAATGATCCATCGACTTGGACCGACTTCGAGACGGCTTCAGATGCTGCTCAATTTCATTCCGGCCTGGCGTTCGAAATTACAGCGCCGTGGACTGGGATTGATCTTGATGACTGCATTGATGACAACGGGATCAAGCCGTGGTGCCTTGAGATTTTGTGCCGATTTGACGGCGTTGGATTTGCAGAAGTCTCGCCGTCCGGGAACGGGATTAAGATCCTGACACGAGGCCGAAAGCCAGAGGGTTCCAGATGCTCGCACAAGCTGACGGAAGGCGGCGTTGAGTGTTACGACAATCGACGATTCTGGACCATCACTGGTGATCTTTACAACGGGCAGGATGAGATCGGCGATGGACAGCAGGCCGTTGATTGGCTCTGCGAAAAATTCCTTTCGAGAGAAAAGAAAACCGAACAGCCAGTTCTTCCGGCGATGCCGCCGACGAAAACCGGCTCGCTCGAAAGTCGCGTCGAATCCTATCTGCAGTCAGTCCCGCAGGCGGGTGAAGGCCAGAGAAATCAGTCGGCGTTTCAGTTGGCTGGGCATCTTCGGAGCTTCGACCATGACGGACACAGACTCACTGACGATCAGGTTTTGGAATACTGCCGGGGCTGGAACGCGAAGAACGCGAAGCCATTGCCGGATGAAGAACTGAAAGCGGCAATCAGCTCCAGCGGTCGAAACGGAACGGCGCGAGAAACAAAACCGAATAGGCCATTGGAGGAATTCCGGTCATCGGTGGATCTGTCCGGAATCCTCGGGCCGGAACGGTCGGACGACTTTGATGATGAGCAGTTCTGCGTTGATGCGGTCCCGGAATCTGGATTGCTCCGGGAGATCTTCGACTACTACTGCCAAACATCCCACCGAACATCGCCAGTCATGGGGCTGGCCGTTGCGGTCAGTCTTTGCGAAACGATCTTCGGCCGACGCATCGCAAGCCACACAGACATGCGGACCAATGACTACAACGTCATTATGGCTCCGACAGCGAGCGGGAAAGAAGCCTGTGAAACGACAATCACGAAGATTCTCCAAGCGGCTGGCAGCGTTCCTATGCTGCCTCCCGATGTCCAGAGCGGCAACGGGCTGATTAAGGCAATCAGCTCTATTCCGTGCGGGATCTGGTGTTGTGATGAGTTCGGGAAAATGCTCGAAGCCATCATTGATAAGAAGTCAAACAACGGTCACGCGAAGCAGATCGGAACGCATCTGCTGAAGCTTTACTCAAAGTCTTCAGGGGTTTACGGAGGGGCCGCGCATGCGGACGGGATTCGCAATCAGGTTGATCAGCCGCATCTGGTTTTGTTGGGACTGACAACGGGCCAGATGTTTGAAACGATTGACAGCCGTCAGGTTCAAGACGGGCTTTTCGGGCGGCTGGCATTCTGGCCGGTTCAGAATCGGCCAAAACGAAAAACAGCCAGAGCGATTCCGGTTCCGGATCGACTGGCGGAAATCGTTCGGCAGTGGATGCAATGGGAGCCAGTGAGCGGCAATCTTGGGATTCCTGCCCCGGTCATTGTCGAGATGACCGGCGAAGCCGTCAGCCGCTGGGATCATCACGCAGACGCGATCGACGAACGGATGGAGCATGAGAGCGAGTCACGCGCCGCGATCTGGGGGCGAGTTGCGGCCAGGGCGATGAAGCTGGCGATGGTCCATAGGGCGGCCCGGATTGATGATAACCCCGGAACAATCGACTGGCTCTTCCTGCACATTGAGATGCAGGATGTTGACTGGGGTATCCGGGTTGCCAATTGGCTCGCTCGTGTCGCTTGTGCCCTGATCCGCGAAAACGTTGTCGACACCCAGGCAAATCGGGCAAGGCATGTTTTGGAAACTGCTGTCCTGAAGTTGGGGTCTGTATCTCGGTCTGACTTGCTCAGGGAGTTCAGGTCAATCAGTGGATCAGAGTTTACTGCGGCTTCAGAATCACTTGCTTCTGAGGGTCGAATCCGGATTACGCATGAGCTAACGTCGGGCAGATCTCGCATTATTTACGCGAGGCCAGAAACTCAAATTTTATAGTGTACAAGTCGTTTTGGGAAAGAAGGGGTCGTTTACCCTTCTTTCCCGGAGTGGTGTGTAGACATGTCGGAACAATCCTACACATCAGCGCGGGAAAGAAGGGGAAAGAAGTGGCTTCTTTCCCGGTTGGATTGGGAAAGAAGTCCAACGAGAAAAAGAGCATAAAAGACTATAAAAACTTAAAAAAACACTAAGTAATACTACCTTCTTTCCCTTCTTTCCCTTGGTGGGGGTAGCTCTTTCTTTTTTCTCTCTGGTCTTGGTCTTCCTGTTTTGGGTCGGGAAAGAAGGAAAGAAGGGTCGGCGGCAAGTGTACAGAGGATCGCACTTGAAAAGATAACTGTTGACTTCCCGCACTAAACCTAATAGCTTTTGTCTATGAAAAAGAAAGCCTCAAAAGGTCGCCCGAAACATCCCGCAGGAATGCGAGCCAAAGTTATGTCGCTGTGGATCAGTCCGAAGCGTGAAAAGAAGATCAAGGCCCGTGCAAAACGGCAAGCCTTGTCGGTGTCGGAGGCGATTGGCAGGCTGATTGATGGTGCTGAAGGCTAGCGGAGTGGAACATCCGCTGCTCACAAAAACAAAGGGTAAAGTTATGAAAAGCAGGTTATTGGAAAACGGTATGATGTCGTGGGAATGCAGGATCGACAGGAATCACCCGGAGGCTGACGAGGCGACGGCGGTGATTCATATCCCGATCGCAGGTAGTCCGCACATGGTTGTGTCAGTATGCGAGATCGACTGCATTCCATGCGGGCCGGATGAGTACGGCGACAACAATATTATCCGCGATGGCGAGGACGGCGATCGGTGGCGGAACGTGGTGTTGATCGCGTGTGCCCCACATTTGCTGAATGCCGTGCAGCAGGCAGAAAAGAAACTGGAAGCCATCGTGCAGGCGGGAATGGCTGACGGCGGGATCTGCAAGACTGAGCATGATCTGTGGGTGAGCCTGGAGGGTATTCGACGCGAGCTGGATGTTGCGGCGGATTGGGCTACGGATGTCGGGTCGTTTTGAGCAGAGGTAATTGCATCCGCTAGGCGCAAAAACACGGGGAATCTCGATGACGAAAGCAGAACTACTCAAAGCGACCGGGAACATCTGGCGCGTCGACTGCTGGCATGACGGCAATCGCCGCAGGATCGTGCAGACGCTCTACATTCGGGCTAGTGACGTTCTGAAGGCGGAAGAGGTCGGACGGCGTGAATCGGGCCGCAGATGCGTTGACGCGGTCCCCTGGAACCCCAAAACGGATCGTAAAGTCTTCGGGTATGTGCAGGAGGTGGCCAGTGTCAGTAACTAAGCCAGCGGCCGGGCAGGTTTGGGAAGGGAAGTCGAAGCGAGGTTGCCCGGTGAGCCGGCGGCGAATTGTGGCCGTCCTGCCAACTGGTGTGCAGTGGGAGCCAGTCGGCTGGGGCTCGCCAAACGCAAAGCCTGTAGTAGCGATGACGACTTGGACTTCGTGGGCGTATCGTCTGGTCAAAGAGTAACAGCGGAACTTGTATGCTCTGTCCTCAAAAACATTGGTGAAACATGGCAAAACGTGAATACACAAAAGACGGGCTAATAGTCCTGTGGGACTCTGAGAAGTGCGAGCACTGTGAAGCCTGCTGGCGTGGTCTGCCTTCCGTTTTCGATCCACAGGCAAAGCCCTGGGTAAACATGAACGGGGCGACAACGGAAGAAATCAGGAAACAAGTTGAGCAGTGCCCACCGCAGGCGCTGTCGGTTAAGGATTCGCACAATGCCGCGTGATTTGGTGGTAACGCTCGTGAAGGAAGAATCCTGCACTGTGATCGTCCGAAATGTTCCGGATGAGATCACCAGCCGTGATTCTGCGCTTCTGCAAATGGCAATGCAGGCACGCGGCAAGGATTGGGAATGCGACGAAGTTGAGCTGGTGGCAGCAAAGCCGCCAACCGAAGACGATGACGCACCCGAAGTGCAATGGAAGTAACAGAGGAATTCCGTTCCGATCGTGACTCATTACCTCAATGGTAGAGGGCTGGCGAGAAGCCGGAAGACGGTGGTTCGATTCCATCATGAGTCCTAAACAGCGGTTGTGAATGTTTGGCGCGGATCTGGTGGCAAAATGGTGGTGAAATGACAGAAGAAGAGCGTTCAAAGCTGATGAAACTGGCAAGCGAAATGGTGCTATGTCAGAACATGCCACCGCATTGCATCGGCGATTGGGACATACCAGCGCCGAAGTCAGCAAAGGCTTGCCGTGAAATCGCTCGGGTGTCTCAGGCGTCACACGATCAGTGCAAGGCGTGGTCTAAGCGGATTGTGGCACTTGTTGATGGTGCAAAGTAGGATCGGTTCTGCACTCCGCTGTTCCTGAAAGTTAAGACTATGCCGCAAGATTTCATAGTGTTTTCGAAGTCACGATTGAGCGTGTTTCGCTTCAAAATTAGACCAGACAAATCATGGGACATGCTCATCCGTCGTGATTGTGCGTGGGCGTTTTACGACAATGTAGGGCTGAATACAGCAGCGAGCTACCACGCAGATCCGGACAACGAAGTGTTTTTGGGGTATGAGTAAACGCGGAGCACACTGACCAGATTGTGACTCGAATTGAGTTTTCTTACGAGGGGTGAAACGTGGACGCAATTATCACTCTGCGAAAGCAGGAGACCTGCCAAGTTATAATTCGGAACGTTCCGCAAGGTCATCTTCGGATGAATTCGGAGTGGCTGGCGGTGGCGATGTCGGCGGTCGGTAAGGACTGGGAGGAAGATTGCATCGAAGTTGATTACGTCGATCATGTTCCGTCTGGTTCGGATGATTTACCAGCGGTGGAGTTCAAGCCGCTATGACTATCGGATGAGCGTTCCGCTGTTGGAGGTACATTGTGGTATCGACGAATGAAAACAGACATAATCAAATCGTTGCGGATCTTCCGAGATACCAAGGACTCAGCCTAACCGAAAGGCTGAGAGACCGGGGGGATTTGATGAAGTCCGTGCCTGTGATCGTGGTTAAGACCATGAAGGATGCGGCAGAAAGAATTGAGTATCTTGAATACCATCTAAGATTGCGCGATCAGTAAACGCGGTTCGTGGTTCCTCTGCTCATGGGATTCGTTGAAAACATTGGAGTTATCGTGATTCTGTCAGACCCACAAAAACCAGCATTCAACAGAGACGGAGTCAAAATCTATCTCGGTGACTGCCGCGAAATCCTGAAGACACTGCCGGAGCAGAGCGTGCATTGCTGCGTGACTTCCCCGCCATACTTCGGGCTGCGTGACTACGGTTGTGATGGCCAGATCGGACTCGAGGCGACTCCGGTTGAATTCGTCGCTCAGATGGTGGCAGTCTTCCGTGAGGTCAAGCGGGTTCTACGCGACGATGGCGTGTGCTGGCTGAATCTCGGTGATTCGTACAATGCCTACAACGGCGGGGCAGGACCGTCATCGTCGCTATCTCGAGGAGCACAGACGACAGAGCGGCCACAATTGGAAACTGGGTTCGGGCTTCGAGTAAAAGCATTGAAGCCAAAAGACCTGATTGGAATCCCCTGGCGGGTCGCCTTCGCGCTTCAGGAAGACGGCTGGTATCTTCGGCAGGACATTATCTGGCACAAACCGAACCCTATGCCTGAGAGCGTCACGGACCGTTGCACGAAATCACACGAGTACATGTTTCTCCTGACGAAGTCTGAACGGTATTTCTTTGATAATCAGGCGATTCAGGAGAGCAGCATTACGAACGATGAGCGGCGTCCCTACGGATCGCAGGGGGCGTGGGACATGGACGGGAGAGACGAATCGAAGCGGCCAAAGGGAAAGCCTCGAACGGCTGGAAACAAGTCGCACAAATACGTTGACGAGTACGAATCCAGCGAATCGGAAGAACATCGAACGAAAGCCGGATTGATGAAGGTTGCCGACGTTCCGTGGGAAAAGAGAAACAAGCGGTCAGTTTGGACCGTGACAACGAAGCCATACGGCGGCGCTCACTTTGCCGTCTTCCCGCCTGATCTGATCGAACCCTGCATTCTGGCCGGAACATCGGAAAGTGGCTGCTGCTCGAAGTGTGGAACGCCCTGGCGTCGTCAGATCGAGAAAGACAGGAAGGCGACACGTCCAGGCAATGACACGAAAATCGGCAGGGCGTCAGATGATCCTGATTCACCATACGAGCGGCATTCCGGAACTATCGTCGGCAATCGAGATCCGCAACGGCATTGCACGACAACGAAGACGATCGGTTGGGAGGCTGGTTGCAACTGCGAAGCGGGAACTCAGGTTCCCTGTGTGGTTCTCGATCCGTTCACGGGATCAGGGACGACGGCAGCAGTCGCGAAGAAAAACGGGTGTCACTTCGTTGGATGCGAGTTGAATCCGGAGTATTTGAAACTGGCTGCTGATCGGTTCAAGCAGCGTTCGTTGGCCCTGCAATGAGCAGCGGTCTGGTACTCCGGTCGTCTTTTTGTGAGTGAAGAAATGCACGTTCGCTGGAATGAAAAATACGTCGTGGAGCAGGTGACAGGTCACGATTGCGAGTGGGCCGCATGGCTCTATTCGCAGTACGGAACGAAGTCCACGTTTTTGTTTTGGGATACCGTCCGCGATTTGATGCTGGCGGGGTTTTGAGCAGCGGAATAACTGTGCGATACTTTTTAAAGGCGTGAGACGCAAATCAGCAGAGGTCCGGAACTCCGATTCTCACGAAGCCATTGACATCGACTGAAACCCTGGTAGACTGTCGGCACCCCATGTGATCTCGAATTTAATCCTATGACTGCTGACCGGCCTCAGAAATGTGCCGGACTAATCGCGTCGTGGGGTGTCGAGATGTCGGCAAAGACTAAGAAGGTTTGGTGGCAATCCAAAACAATTTGGATTAACGCAATCACCGCTGCGACCGCGACTCTGACCGTGCTTGGAGGTCAGCAGATCGTTACAGATCACCCTTCAATTGCTGCGGGCCTCGTGGCTGCTCTTGGCGGGCTGAACATCGTCCTGCGAATCATTACCGTGCTGCCGATCGGTGGTGAGTAATGGCCAAAAAAGCCCCCGCAAAGAAGGCACCAACAAAGCGAAAGCCAGCGGCCAAGAAGGCCCCTGCCATCGCTGTCGCGCCACCGAAGTCAATCGCGTGGCGGTCTTGGCTAGTCAGTGGGGCCAAGGCTGCCGCGTTGATTGTTTGCGGGGCTGTGGCTGGCGTTTATGCGGCCGGCGGCATTGAGGTTGGACCGGGGCCAGTGCCTGCGGACTCAGTTTCTGCCGTGTTTGACACGCAGGAATCAGAATTCCGCAGCCTATCCGGAGAGCGAGCCAAAGCACTCCGAGCCGGGGAAATCAAGAGCGAGTCGGAGTCAGCAGCGTGGATGTCGTCGCGATTTATCCCAAAAGCTGAAGCGGCGTGGATCGTCCTGCTGACCGAAGAGGCCAAAGCGTTCGGTGGCGAGCAATGGACGGCGGAAAAAGAGGCCGCCCATATTGAGAGGTACGCACGATGACACATGCTCTGCGGATACCAACAGAAGCCGAGTGGAGAGAACTGGAAACGACAGCAAAAGTGTCGGCTCCTCGGGCTGAAGATTATGCAGGCTGGGAAGATCGGCTTCGCGCGTGGTCAAAGATTTTACTGGCGGAAATGCGGGACCAGCGACAGACGCAAAACGACTGCCAGGGCAATGCGACGGCCAACGGAACAGAGGCACGGCATCGCTACTGCACGGGTCGAATGTCTCAGTTTTCGGATACATACGCATACAACGGCAGCGAGTATGTTCAGTCGCCCAATGATGTTGGCCGTGATGCAGGAACTTCGATGCAAAGCGGCGTGAAGCTGCTGACGAAAGGCATTCCGGATCTTGGCGTCAAGCCAGGCTTGTGTCTTGAATCAGAATGGAAGTACGGCACATACGAAACCAAGGCCAGTCGATTCGCAGAGCGAGCCAAAGGGCTGACAATCGATGGATCTTGGGTCAGTGAGCACGGTCCAATGCCATCGTGGGACCAAATGCTGATCGCGTTATCCGCAGGCGGAACGGGACACATCGGCGTGTACTGGGCTCCGTCATTCAGCCGCGTCGAATCGTATTCCGTCTGGAGCAGAAACGCGACTGGCGGCGGCGGTCATGCTGTCGAGATAATCGCTGCCGTTGAGCTTCGGGGCACATGGCATCTGGTTGTTTGGAACTCGCACGGCAATGGCTACAAGTTGATGCCGCGGGCAAATTATGAAGCGTATCAACGCAATCAGTTTGCGCCATTCGGCGGCTATTTACTGATGCCTGACAAGCCAGTTGAGCGTTACCACAATCGCGTCGTGTCCGGTGGCGGATATTTCAGTCCAAGCAAGGGAGTGGCGTAATGAAGACAATCAGAGATGACGCTCCAGATCACGGCGGCGTAGAAGTCGTGGCAACGTGGACTGTGTCAGCGTGGGATTGCATGAACGTCGCGAGGTGGTTTGGGCGTGGCGTGCCGCTCGGTCGCATTCCATCGACCATTCGCGATCTGATGCTGGCTGGCTTTTGTCTGTTGTTTGCACTCGGATGCGGAGCAACAGAACTGCCATCGCCGGAGGTGGCAGCCCGTGCTGCTGAACTGTCGGCACTGCTGACATCATCGAAAACAGTCGAGACGAAATCAGACGAGATTCTGAAGGTCGTCGAATCAAATACAACCGCACTGGCCGCGATACAGGCCAACATCGAAGCACTACAGGTCAAATCCGAAACCCCCAAAGGTCAGGAGGTGATCCAGTCTAGTGAGCCGCCGGCAACAGCGAACAACACCCCCAACTCCTCTCAAGTCGCTACGCCGGCGGCTTCTTCTCACGTTGCATCGGACGGGACCGTTTTGCGATGGAACATTGAAGGCAATTGGAATCCAACGATTCTGGAAACCTCGGCCCATTTGGCACGCGAACACGGCATCGACACGAACGGCATGACTCACCAACAGATGGCAGATATCCACGCAGATCTGCATGACGGAAAGCAGGTCGCGATGAAGGCAAAGCCAGTGCAGTTCGTTTCGCGTGGATCAAGTTGCCCCGGCGGCGTCTGTCCGACAAATACAAGGCAGCGGCGGGGCTTGTTTGGGTGGCGTCGATGAGCCTGATAAAGCCGATCGACATGACTGGAAAAGCAGGATTGCGTGAGGCGATTCGAGCAATCATCGACGGCAATGTGGATCGAATCGAGTGGACGGAATCAATCAATGTAAGGATCGTGCGAGACAACGCAGGGACGGCTGAACTGAGAATCACGGACGGGAAAGCAGAAGTGAGTTTGAGGGGCCTACCTGATCCTGATTTTATCTCTGCAAAGTGTCATCGAGATCATGCAATTGTGAGTTTGAGTCTGACGAATGTTCGGGTTAATTACTGATGAAGGCAGCACATGACAGCAGGGCAGAAGCATTCAAAGAGGCAGCGGTTTTACGCAGTCTCGCGGATGGCGTGGTGTCACCTGTCGTCGCTGGCCGTAAGTCACGAAAAGGATTGACAGCGAAGCAGAAAAGCGACTGGAGCAGAATCACAGAGATCGTACTGGCCAATCCTGTGCCAGTCAGCACATCACAAGGCACAGCCGAATGGTGGAAGGCGGATTGCAAGGCAGCCGGAATTGGAGCAGGCTTTTTCGGTTGGTTTCTGTGGAATTGGGCATTTCCACTGCTCATTGAATTGGCAAAGCTTTGGATTGAATCACGGCGAAACTCGCAAAGTAGCGAGTGCGAATAAATAAACCCTGCGACGTTTAGGGACGTCCAGGGCGATGGCAATGAACACAAGGAGTTCACGGCATGGTAATTGAAGCATTAGGGAATGAAACAGTCAACAGCAAGCCAGTGCAGTTGGGTCAAGCATTTCGAGTTTCGAGATATGACAGGATGGCTGTCTTTAAGTGTCACTGCGGAAATAGGTTCATCACGAACATAGGAAGGGTCAAATCAGGAAAGGCGAGATCGTGCGGGTGCTACAAGACCGCAGTGATGGTTGCCAGAAACAGAAAGCATGATTGGTGCAAAACCCGGATCTATGGTATCTGGAATCAGATGATTCAGCGATGTAGCAATCCTGCACATATCAGCTACAAGTGGTACGGAGCTAAAGGGATAGGGGTTTGCGTCAGGTGGAGGCAATTCACGGCGTTTCTGGAGGATATGGGGAATCCAGATGAATCACAGTCGATAGACAGAATCGACAGCACGGGGGAGTATTGCAAGGCCAACTGTCGATGGGCCACGATGACTCAGCAGCAGAGAAACCGAAGAAACAACATACGAATAGAAATTAACGGACAATCAAAAACGATTTCTGAATGGGCGGCGGTCGAAGGTGCGGCGAAGTACGGAACAATTCTCAAGCGGTTCCATAGTGGTAAATCGCCATTGTTTTCAGTGTTTGGAGTAATCGATGTGGCTAATGTCCGCGACGCAAGAACAGTTAGCAACAATCATCGAGCATTGCTCAGCAATGAAGTTGATCTCGAAAGCGGACGGAACAATTCTATACGCTAATGCAGCGTTTCGTGAGTGGTCTGAGTATACGCTATCTGAGCTGATGAAAATCGGATGGATACAACTCAGCGTAGATGATGAAAGTCTGGAAGCGGATTTGCTGGCCACAAAGACTCTTACCGATGGTTACGTGCAGGCGTCGACAGTAAGAAAAAAATATAGAAAAAAATCGGGAGAATCACACTGGGGCATATTAACTGTGATTCGATATCCACCTGCTGGGAATGTAGAATGGTTCGCGTGCACATGGGAGCCA